AGTGTAACAGCAGATCCGTCAACAATGCTTTCACAGATTGAAAAACCATCTGAAGAAGCAATAGCAACTGCTAAAGCAGAAGCCGATACCGGAACTAAAGGCGGCTATACTGGAGGAGGCATAAGTAATAGTGCCATTATGGAACTTGTTGCAGAAACCAAAAAAACAAATAGAAAACTAGACGCTCTAAATGGAAATATACACATAGCAAGTTAATAATGGTTAGGAAAAATAAATGAGTTGGAAGAGACATTTTACATCTATAGAAACAGAAGGAGGATCAAGCAGTCCTTTATCGATGACAGGATCACAACCAGGTCCAGCTAGAACAAACTATTCAAGTTTCTTACCAGATGTATACACTGGTGCTCCAAACAGAGTTGAACGTTACGGACAATATAATGTAATGGATCAAGACTCAGAAGTAAACGCGGCACTTGATATTTTAGCAGAGTTTTGTACACAGCAAAACGCACAAAATAAAACAGCATTCACTATAGATTTCAAATCCAAAGCAACAGGATCAGAAATAAAAGTAATAGAACAATACTTACAACAATGGCATAAACAGAATAATTTTGAAACACGCATATTCAAGATTGTGCGTAATGTATTTAAATTTGGCGATGCTTTCTTTATTAGAGATCCAGAAACAAAAACTTGGTTTCATGTTGATCCGGCAAAAGTTTCTAGCATTATTGTAAATGAATCAGAAGGCAAAAAGCCCGAGCAATATATTGTAAAAGATATTAATTTAAATTTTACAGACAAAGTTGCTACTACACCTTATACCACAAACGGAAACGTTACCGGCGGCGGTGACGGATATCTTACAGGTGGTGTAAGAGGTATGGTAGGAAACACACAAACACAGAGCAGTTCATCAAGATTTGGCATAGATAAAAATAAAGAAATTGCCGTGAGTGCTGAACACATGGTACATTTAAGTTTGTCAGAAGGATTAGACAACAATGCACCGTTTGGTAATTCATTGCTAGAAAGTATTTTTAAAGTTTACAAACAAAAAGAATTACTTGAAGACGCTATTATTATTTACAGAACACAAAGAGCACCAGAAAGAAGAGTGTTTTATGTTGATGTAGGAAATATGCCATCACACCTTGCGATGCAGTTTGTTGAAAGAGTCAAAACTGAGATACATCAAAGAAGGATACCATCAAAGACAGGAGGCGGTACATCTGTCATAGACAGTGCATACAATCCTCTATCCACAAATGAAGATTACTTTTTTCCGCAAACAGCAGAAGGACGTGGATCTAAAGTTGAAACACTACCTGGCGGAACAAACTTAGGTGAAATTGATGACCTTAAATATTTTACTAACAAACTAGTACGTGGTTTGCGTATTCCAAGTTCATACTTACCAGCGGCCGCACAAGACGAAGGCCAAGCACAGTTTAATGACGGTAGAGTAGGTACAGCTTATATACAAGAATTGCGTTTTAACAAATACTGTGAAAGACTACAAAACTTGCTTGTAGAAGTGTTTAATCAAGAATTCAAAAGATATCTATTAGAAAAAGGTGTTAATATTGATATTGCAATGTTTGATTTACTATTTCAACCGCCACAAAATTTTGCAAGTTATAGGCAATCTGAATTAGATAATCAAAGAATAGGAACTTTTGCACAGATACAAGCAATACCTTTCATAAGCAATAGATATGCAATGAAACGTTTCTTAGGAATGTCAGATGCTGAACTTGCCGAAAATGAAAGATATTGGAAAGAAGAAAATGACGAAACACTACAACAAAAACCAACTGACGCACAAGGTGAAATGAGAGGTGCAGGTATTAGTGGTGCAGGCATTGGTTCAGATTTAGACAATGCAACAGACACACCACCAGATGATGCTGATCCGTCAGTAACCGCAGGCGCAACTGATACAACAGGTGCAGGAGGAGATGCTGGTGTAGGAGATGCCCCAGGTGGCGCTCCCGACCCGGAAGCATAAATAATAGTATGATACTAAGAGAAATATTTTATTTTGACAAAGAAACAATCGAGCCTATCGAAGATAAGACTTATGATGCTACCGATGACGAAAGTATTGTGAAGCGTGATGATACACGCAAAACTAGATTAACACTTAGACAAATCAACAAAGCTCGTAAGATGTCTGAAATTCATGCTGAAGAAACAGAAAAAGAATTAGAATTTGTCAGACAGATGTACGGAATTCAATCACAACCAGAAGCAGTATAAAGAGGTTAGCTAATGACAGTAGCTTTCGTTATAGGAAATGGCGAGAGTCGGAAAGACATTGATCTATACTCCTTAAAACAATACGGCAAAGTCTATGCCTGCAATGCAGTGTATAGACATTATCAACCAGATTACCTTGTTGCAGTTGATGTCAAAATGATATTAGAGATCAATCACCACAAATGGCAAATGGAAAATGAAGTATGGACTAATCCTAACAAAGCATATCACGGCTTTGAAGGATTCAATTTTTTCCAACCAAGCAAAGGCTGGAGCAGTGGTCCAACTGCTTTATGGTTGGCAAGCACACACGGACATGATACAATTTACATATTAGGTTTTGATTTTCATGGAAAACAAGACGAAAAAGGTGAGAGAACAAAGGTAAATAATTTGTACGCAGGAACGCAAAATTACAAAAAGTCACATGAACCGGCAACATATTTTGGTAATTGGGAGAGGCAGACTGCGTCAACTTGCGAATCACATGCAGGTACAAGGTACATAAGGATAGTAGAAGATAAAGACGATTTTATTCCTAAGCAACTAAAAAAAGTTGCAAATTGCTCTCACATTACTGTAAGTGAGTTCAAAAGATACTATGATATGTAATCTAGTGTCAAAAAAGCCTGTTTTGACACCATTTTCAACGTGTTTTATAATAAAAGTGTAAATAATACTAGACAGCCTTACCAAACAACCATAACAGGAGAAAAAAATGGCAGATAAATCTAAATTAGAGCAGATGCTCGAAAAACTTGTTAATAACGATCGCGACGGTGCAGATGCGTTATTTCATGAATTTGTAATTGAAAAATCTCGTGGCATTTATGAAAAGATGCTAGAGTCAGATCTTGAAGATCTTGAAGTCGACGAAGCTTCTCATGATAAAGATAAAAAAGAGAAAAAAGACGACAAGAAAATGAAAGAAGAGTCAGACGAAGAAGTAGATGAAGCTTCAAACGAAGATGAAGTTAAAGAAGATTCAGACGAGGAAGTAGACGAAGCTTCCGACGAAGACGTAGATGAAGCTTCAGATGAAGACGTAGAAGAAGCTACAGACGAAAAAACTGACGAAAATTTTGGAGAAATTACACCAGAAGCTGACCCAATGATGGGCGGTGATGCGGCAGATGACATGGTCGATGACATGGAAGATGGCGACGAAGGTGAAATGGGCGACGATGCAGAAGAAATAGAAGATCGCGTTGTTGACCTAGAAGATGCTCTTGATGACCTAAAAGCTGAATTTGAAAAAATGATGGCTGACAAAGATGGCGACGACGGCGATATGGATGACGACGATGCCGCTGACATGGACATGGGTGATGAAGAGAAGGAAGACGAGGCAATTGAGCCAGCTTCCGATCTTAGCATGGAAACAGCTGAAGAAATGCCTTTTGAAGGTAAAAAATCACAAGCTGAACAAATGCGTGAATATGTAGAAAAAGTTGCTATGCCAAAAGGCGAAGACAACAAAGCAAAAAGCCCTGTAGCAAGTGCTAATAACATGGGTGGAAGTGCTTCTAACTTGAACGCAGGCGGAGAAGGTGCAACTGGTGGTTCGGCAATGACTGCAAAAGAAGATAATGCAGGCAATGTTAACGTACCAGGCGGCAAAGCTTCAAAGTCAATGAAAAATGCTAAAGGCCACGGCGCTGAGAAAAAAGGCGCAGGCGAAACAGGTGCTGACACAAAGAGTGTTGTCGGTAGCTAATTGAGGACTAAAAGGTAGATGTTACACTTAAGAGAGACACTATCATTCGATCAAGCAAAGATGGTCGTGGAGCATACCGAAAACGAATCAGGTGGTAAGGACCTGTATTTGAAAGGTATTTGCATCCAAGGTGGTGTAAGGAATGCTAATCAAAGAGTATATCCTGTTACTGAAATCGGTAGAGCTGTCAACACGCTCAACGATCAGATAAAAGGCGGATATAGTGTACTTGGAGAAGTTGACCATCCTGAAGGACTCAACATAAACTTGGATCGTGTTTCACATATGATCACCGAAATGTGGATGGACGGACCAAATGGTTATGGAAAATTAAAAGTAATTCCAACTCCGATGGGACAGATAATTGACACAATGATTAAAAGCAATGTGAAAATTGGTGTCTCATCTAGGGGTTCGGGAAACGTTAAAGAAGACGGTAGCGGAGAAGTCAGCGAGTTTGAAATTATAACTGTTGACTGTGTCGCACAACCAAGTGCTCCTGGGGCTTATCCAACTCCAATTTACGAGCATTTGTTGAACAACAAAGGTGGTTATAAGGCAATGAATATGGCTCGTGAATTACATGGCGATGAAAAGGCTCAGAGATATTTAAAGGAATCGTTGGTCAACATTATCAACGGTCTCCAATAATTTAGGAGAAAACAAAATGTTAGATGCACTGAAACAACTCTTTGAAAATAATGCAATTTCAGAGGAAATCAGAGCAGAAATCGAACAGGCTTGGGACAAGAAGATTAGAGAAAATCGACTTGAAGCTACAGCTGAACTTCGTGAAGAATTTGCACAAAAGTATGAGCATGATAAAGCTACAATGGTGGAAGCCATTGATAAAATGCTTGAAGAAAGACTTGGTGCAGAAATTACTGAATTCGCAGAAGATCGAAATAAACTAGGTGAAGCAAGAGCAAAATATGCCGTAGCAATGCGTGAAAATGCAGATCTACTAAAATCTTTTGTTGTGCAACAACTAGGCAAAGAGATCGGTGAATTACACGAAGATCAAAAGTCTATGGCTAACAAGTTCCAAAGATTGGAAGATTTCATAGTTGATTCCCTATCAAAAGAGATAGCAGAGTTTTACGAAGATAAAAAAGACTTGGCAGAAACAAAGGTACGTTTAGTACGTGAAGCCAAAGAACATCTAGCTAAAGTTAAGGGCAAGTTCATCAAAGATGCGACAAGAATAGTAGCAGAAACAGTAGAGAAAGGTCTTCACAAAGAAATTTCTCAACTTAAAGAAGATATTGAGTCAGCACGTAAGAATGATTTTGGAAGAAAGATTTTTGAATCTTTTGCTTCAGAGTATTCAAACAGCTATCTTAATGAGAAGTCCGAAACTGCAAAACTACTTAAAATTGTAGATTTGAAGGATAAGCAATTAGCTGAAGCTAAAGTTGAAGCAGTTGAAAAAGCTAAATTAGTTGAAAGCAAAGATGCTGAAATTAAGAAAGCTAATGATTCAGCTAAAAGACAACAAGTTATGAATGAACTTCTTGCTCCTTTAAACAAGAAGCAAAAAGAGATCATGGAAGACTTGCTGGAATCTGTACAGACTGACAAATTGCACAAACAATTTGACAAGTACATGCCTAGCGTGATTGCAGGAAACACTCCAGCGAAGGAAACTAAGGCGACGTTAACAGAAGGCACACAAGTAACAGGCAATAAAGAAAACAATGACATAGATGCAGGTTCGTCTAACACAGACAATGTGATAGACATAAGAAGACTTGCAGGGATTAATTAAGGAGAAAACAATGTCAGAACTATTAGAAAGTCGCTGGCAGGATACAAAGACTGCACTTCTTGAAGGCCTTGATGGCAATAAGAAAGCTGTAATGGGCGTCACTCTTGAAAATACTCGTAAGTATTTGGCAGAGGCGGCAACAGCTGGTGCATCTTCGGCAGGTAACGTTGCCACTTTAAATAGAGTTATCCTTCCGGTAATCAGACGTGTTATGCCAACTGTTATCGCCAACGAATTAGTTGGAGTACAGCCTATGACAGGTCCTGTGGGTCAAATCCACACATTAAGAGTTCGCTATGCAGACGGCAAAGACGATGTCACTGCTGGTGAAGAAGCTCTATCACCATTCAAGATTGGTGTTGGTTATTCAGGTGGCGGTTCAACCGACAAAGCTGATACTACATCTGCTCTTGAAGGTCAAGCTGGTTCACGTTTAAGCATCCAGATCTTGAAGCAAACAGTCGAAGCAAAAACCAGAAAGCTATCAGCTAGATGGACTTTTGAAGCGGCTCAAGATGCTCAAGCACAACAAGGTATCGATATCGAAGCAGAAATTATGGCGGCATTAGCCCAAGAAATTACTGCTGAAATTGACCAAGAGATTTTAGCATCTCTACGTACTTTGGCTGGTACAGCGGCAGAAACGTTTAACCAAGCGGCAGTTAGCGGTACAGCTACATTTGTTGGTGACGAACATGCGGCATTGTCCGTATTAATCAACAAAGTTGCTAACAACATCGCGGCTAGAACAAGACGTGGCGCGGGTAATTTTGCAGTGGTATCACCATTTGCATTAACTATCCTACAGTCTGCTACAACTTCAGCATTTGCTAGAACAACTGAAGGTACTTTTGAAGCTCCAACTAACACTAAAATGGTTGGTACTTTAAATGGTGCTATGAAAGTGTATGTAGATGCTTATGCAGGCGACAGCACTGACGTATTAGTTGGATACAAAGGCTCTTCAGAGTCTGATGCGGCGGCATTTTACTGCCCATACATTCCACTAATGTCAAGTGGCGTTGTGTTAGATCCTAGCACATTCGAACCAGTTGTGTCTTTCATGACTAGATACGGATATGTTGAGCTATCAAACGTTGCTTCTTCATTAGGTAATGCGGCTGACTACTTAGGTAAAGTTGCAATATCTAACGTAACTTTTAGCTAATAACAGTTACAAAGAATTTAAAAGGGCGGCACTTGTCGCCCTTTTTTATGACGTTTTTATCCCTATCATTTACCCACTAAATAATATGCTTTAGACATTTCGGATTGGAGCATATAATCATGAATCTTGAGGACATCATACAGCTTTGGCCAATTGCTGTGGCTTTTGTTTCATTAGTTATTGTGTTAGCCAAAATGTATAACAGAATAGATACATTAGAAGATAAGGTAAAAACATTATTTGAACTATGGAACAGTAAAAAATAACATTTTGGACAAAAAAAGTAAAAAAAACAGTTGACAAATGCTTTTTTATTTGTTATATTGTATACATAAGCTAAAAACTTGTAGCTAGAGTTTTTATATAGTGCAAGGAAGAGGCGTTTACCAGAGCGTCGAACTTGGCTGTTTAGGGGTGGTACCCAGGCTTGGTAGTAGAAATACGCTGAGTCACATCGCTCTACCGAGCGGAAACAGGCTCCCTGGATTTGAGAATGGCATCTCGGTCGAGGGGTTGTAGGTATAACCGAGTCCTACCTATACTTGCTTATTTTCGGAAAAGGCGCTTAGGCGTCTTTTCTTTTGACTGCACACTAATCATTACAATAAGATAAATATATTTGTCATAGAGAATTGTACCTCTAGGGCTATTAGAGGACTTATGCGGTACCCGCCGCGTAGACCTAGAACGTCAAATTAAAGGAGAAAAAAATGGGAAGACCAGTTAATAAACGAAAGTTTGGTGCGTTAGCAGACGGCACTAATATTACTATCAACTGTAAGGTTGCTGGTAATGCCGCTTCAGTCGTTGGCATGATCAAAAGCCAACGTTCAGCTACTAAATTCTTAGTAGATGATGCAAAAGATGATTCAGGTAACGAAGGTATTTGTACATTAGTTGCAAAAGCATCTGGATCACTAGGTGCAAATGAAATGTCTATTTCAGGACAAGTAGTAGGCGGTGGTGGTGTATTCATTACCAAACTATACAATAGAACTTGCAGAGATAACAACAACAATAGATACACATATACTATTGAAGATGACTCTACTGTAAGTTTCCTACAGCTAACAGCTATCTAGAGAATTATGGGGGGAGTATTCCCCCCTAATTATTGGAACTTGTAATGTCAAAGATATTAAATGTAAATACAGGAAATTATACGGTAAGAGTTGCCGACGGTGCAACCATTACTTTTGATACTGGTGCTACTGGAAACACTTCTATTACAGGAAACTTAACAGTTGCAGGAACGACGACCACTATCAATTCTACTGATACTGACATCAAAGATAACATCATATTTTTAAACAAAGGCGAAACTGGAAACGGTATTACCCTTAATACAGCAGGAATAAGATTTGATAGAGGCAACTATGCCGACTCGCAATTCTTATTCGATGAAACATTAACACACAATAACCCAGTTACACAAACTGTTGATTATGGTACTTTTGTACTTAAAGATACAAATAATAAAATTATAGGATTATTTACAAATTCTATTGCAACAGGAGGCGGAGATCTTTATTTGATCAATAGCGGTACTGGAGTAATAAGTGTAAGCGGAACTAATGCTTACGAAAATCAAATTACTGACGATGATGACATACCTAACAAAAAATATGTTGATGATGCTATTACAACAGGTGTGCAAACAATTCAGGTTAACAGTATCCAAAGAGGAGATTCAACATTCACAGTTAAAGATTCTAGTTTAGATGGAGGTGTAAGCAGGTTCCAAATTAAAGTTGATAACAGTGAAGTTGCAATTTTTAGAAAAGACAGCACAGAAATAGAAAACTTACTATTTCAAGATAACACAATCACTACAACTACAAGTGGAGCAGATTTGACCATAAGCAGTCAAGGTAGTCCTTTTGTAAAGATTGATAGTACTTTGAGAATGCCTGTGCAAGACGATTCTGCTGTAGTGGCTTCATCTGCTACTATGATTGCTATCTTTGGTAAAGATCCAGACAAAGGTAAAACCGGCGTGTGGTTTAAAAACAAATATAATCATGAGGATGAATTGATAAGTACTAATAGATCATTACTATATAGTATGTTATTTTAAGGAAAGAATATGGCGATTGTAAACAAAAAGATAGGATTAACTGATACTGAAGTTTTAGCTGTGCCGGCAGGAAGTAGATTTGCAGTTACAACAATAATGGTTTGTAACACAGCATCAGCTGACACAGGCGGCGGAAATGACACTACTTTTGATCTACACTTTGTTCCAAACGGACAAGCAAAAGGTAACACTGACCCTAATGCTAATCAGATCTTAAATGATTTGAAAATAGCAGGTGCAGATACTTTTACTTTAGATACAGAAAAGATTGTGTTAGAAGGTGGAGATAGAGTAATTGCAGTAAGTCAGTCTCCAGCTAACTTGGCAATGACTATCAGTTACTTGGAAGTGTAATGAGATTTATTAAAGCATCTACAACTACCAGAGGAATCAATGCTGATACTAGAGGTCTTAACATTGACTCACTAGGCTTGGCAGAATTTAACACGGATAAAGCATTAATACCACCAAAAGGTGATCAAAATGCAAGGCCTTTTACACCTGTAGAAGGAATGTTGCGATATAATACCGATGTTACAAACTTTGAGGTATATCAGAACAGTGCTTGGAAACCAATAAGATTTAAAGAACCTATTACAATCACACAACAAAATTTAGGTAACGGTAACGGAGTTGAAACTACATTTGGACCGTTAGATTCAGGAGATAGTTTTTATCCTGTACCTATTTCAGAAAATAATATATTAGTAACAATTGAAAACGTTTTCCAATTAGCTACTACAAACTATACTTTGGTTCAAAACCCTTCTTCAGGACCAGGTGCACCTTATGCCGCAGGTTGGTATCTTGTATTTGGCACACCTGTACCTTCAGGCAAACCTGTACAAGTGCTACATAACTTCGACAAGTAATACAATAAATACTGTTGTAGAATCGAGGGAAAAATTATGTCGACACAAGTAGCCCGAATAGGCGGACAGCTATTACAAGACAACTTACAACGTGAACTTGCCGATCTGGCATTTGACACAGATCTATTGGTTGTAAAAAGAGATAATACCCTTGGTATTGCAACCACAACTACTCCAAGAAATTTAACTATCAACGGAACAATGCGTACTACGTCAGGTGGCTCAGATCCTGATATTGTTTTTGGTAACAGTTTAAAAGTAGGCGATTTTACTTTAGCTTCTTCTGGTATATCCACTGCAAGTGGAGATATAACAATTAAATCAACACATCCTGCAGGGTATATTAAAACATCAGGTATAGGAAGTTATAATTTTGCAGTTAAGGGTGATGGTATACAGGCATTACAGACTAATGGAAGCATTGGTATAAGACCAGAAGCAATAGACGGTTCATCAGCAGTCTGGGAAGCTAACGGTAACTATGGTAATTATTGGTCTCCTGGACCAAAAGTAAGTGCAAGTAGTCCTCCAAATGATATGGATAGACTTTATGATTATGCTTTATCTTTATCTCAATCAGGGTCTTGGACCACAGAAGAATTAAACGCACTAGACTTTGATGGTGATGGCGACATTGATGTACAAGATGCTCTGCAATTAAGAAATATGAACACACAGTTTGTAGGAGGAGTGGCTTATCCTGCAACAAAAACGTTAGCCGATCACAATAACACAACTGCATTTAAAGCCTACATAGAAAAATATTATCCAGCAAGTGCTCCACAAAAATTACAAATACAATCAGGAACTACAACTACAGTAACAGGTAATGTTCACGCAACGGGTAACATTACATATGGTGGTACAACTTTGACTATAGGAGACGATTCAACTGATACTGCAAACTTTTTTGCAGACTTTCATGATAACATAACTCCTGATTTAGATAATGTTTACCACTTAGGTAAAGATAATGATAGCACAGGACCAGAAAAAGGTTTTAAATTATTTGTCCAAGATCTTAATGCGGATACAGTAAAAACAACTGGTATTACATATCAAGGAATAAATCTTACAAAAAATAATGATATACTGTATGTCAGTAACGGAAACGGCAGTGATACAAATGAAGGTTATAGTCCTGGTGGCCCTTATGCAACAATTACAAAGGCTCTTAGCGTTGCCACAGCAGGAGATTTTATTTACATTTATCCTGGCACATATCAAGAAGCATTTCCAATGACAGTTCCAGCAGGAGTAACAATACAAGGAGACAGTATCAGAAGTGTAGAAGTAATGCCTACGTCAGCAACACAGAGTAATGATGCATTTTTGTTAAATCCAGATGTAACAATAGAAAATATAACAATAAAAGATTTTTATTATGATTCTGGTAATGACAAAGGATATGCTTTTAGATTAGCTACTAATTATAACATTGGAATAGTAAATCAAACTATTGGACGCTCTCCTTACATTAGAAACGTTACAGTATTGACAAAAGGCTCAACAACCAGTGCAAGTGATCCAAGAGGATATGACTCAGGAGATGCAGGTAGAGGTGCATTAATAGATGGTAGTGTTGCTGTGCAAAATTCTAGATCAGCAAGTTGTTTGTTTCATGCAGTAACTTTTATTACTCCTGGTGCTATAGGACTTACTGCAAAAAGTGGAACTAGAATAGAATGGTTGAACAGTTTCACATATTTTGCATCAACAGGAATAAAATTAGAACAAGGATCAGGAAGAACTGCCCCAGACGGAAGTACAGTGTATGGTGCAGAACTTAGATCTATAGCAAGTGCATGTGTGTATGGAAACAAAGGATTAGAAGCCGACGGAGCAAATAATTTAGCGTATCTTATAAATCAAAATTTTGCATATATTGGTGCAGGAAAAAATGTTACTAATGATAGTACATTGACTGTAAGAGCAAACGAAGTTATAAAAACTAATAATGCAAAAGTGTATTATACCACACAAGATCAAAGAGGAAATTTTAGAGTTGGTGATAATTTCCTAGTTGATTTAGAAAATGAAAGAACAAGTTTTGATGTTGAAAGTATTTTTGCTACTAACTCCACGGCTCAAATCAGAGAAGGTAATAATACAATTACTTTGCAACCTGGATTAATAACACAAAATGAGATTGCAATTCAAGGAAATAGCATTGAAGCTTTTAGAGGAAATTTAAATTTCAATAGTACAGGAATTATAAACTTCCAAGGAAATGTTGTTGCTCCACAAATTACAACAACAGGAAATTTGACAATAAACGGATCGTTACAGAATTTAGGAGATAGTCCAACAGATACAGTTGACTTTAACACTCCTATTAGTCAAAACTTTGAACCAGGAAGTTCTGAAGCAAAGAAATTAGGAACTGTAAGCAAAAGATGGCAAGAAGTAAATTCACAAGTAGTAAATGTAAATACTTTGAGATTATCAACTGGAACTCTAGGTACAAGCGAAACAAATGCAGATTTATATATAAATTCTAATAATGCAGGTAAAGTTAAATTTAACGATTTACAGTTTAAATCTAACATTGTAAATTCGACCACAGGAGATATTATATTTTCTCCAACCACTGAGGTAAAAATTGATTCAACAGGAGAACTTAGATTACCAAAAGGTGAAACTGCACAAAGACCAGCAGTACAAGGTGGTATAAGATTCAACACAAATTTCAACGGATTTGAAGGAACTGAAGTAGGAGGTCCTGTAAGTTTACAAGGTATATATGACTCAGATAGAGATACTTATTTAGACTTATCAAATAATCAATTTCAATTTGTTACAGCAGGACAGACAAATCATACATTAAACGGAATTTTACTAGAAAGTAAAGGTTTTAGTTCAGATGGTAAAATTTCAATTGACGGTAATGTTATATCTACTGACGAACAGGATGGAACATTTCAACTAAAATCAAACGGTACAGGAAAAACAATAATAGGAGATTTGCAATTTCAAACTAACGATTTGTTTAATAATTCTAATAATAATTTTATAATCAATCATACAAATAACAATGGACTTGCATACCTAAAAATTCAAAACGTAAATGGTATGGTTCCACCTGTTGGGACTACAGCAGAACGTCCAAGTAGTCCAGAAGTCGGTACTACTAGATACAATAAAACACCAAGCGTAAATTATGTTGAAACTTGGAACGGATCTGCCTGGATAAATGCGGCAGGAAACGTTGCCTCTATAGCAGAAAGCGATGTAGAAGAATTAGCTTACGTATATAACCTTATCCTGGACTAATTACAAAAATCATATAAATAAGTATAATGCAGTAACGAGTAGGCCAATACTTCTGCAGGACAAACAGTGGTTAACCAGCTATGGGGAAGGTCCAAACAGGTTAGAGGCACACAATGATGCCCGTATTGAGGAGTAGACATGGCAATTGGTCGCATATCGGGTCCGCTCTTAAAGTCGAATTTGTTGCGTAATGGCACAGATTTAGCTTTTGAGACCGACCTACTATATTTAGATGTAACAAACCGTCGAATCGGTGTAAAAACAACATCACCTCAATATACATTAGACGTCCAGGGCGTAGCTAGAGTCACAGATCTAGAAATCACAAATAATACATTTCAAGTAGGTAACGTATCATTAGACGGTTCAACAGGAACTATATCTACTTCTGCACAGGAATTTTCTATTGCAACAGCTGACAACACTATTGTTGGAAATAGAGTTTTAATTGGTGACTTAGAAATAAACAATAATTTTATAGAAAATACAAACACTAACAGCGATCTTTTTATTAGAGCAAACGGAACAGGTAATGTTAATATTGTAGGTAACACACAGGTAAACGGAAACTTACATGCAACAGGAAACATATCTGCAGGTGGTAACATAACACTTGGTGATTCGGATACAGATAGTATTTTTATTAATGCAGATATTGCCAGTGATATTATGCCTGATGTACATAATACTTACAACATCGGATCTGATACAAAAAGATGGGCTACAGGATATTTTGCAAATGTTACTACTGACAACTTAACAACTAATGATTTAAACTTTGGAAGCATAAATCTTATTTCAACACCAGGTAACATTTACTATGTTGGAATCAATGGAAGCGATAGTGCCACAGGAGCACATCCACAAGATCCTGTAAGAACTATTGCAAAAGGATTAACTTTGGCAGGAGTTGGTGACACTGTTTACATATATCCTGGCACTTATCAAGAAGCATTTCCACTAAATGTACCAATGGGTGTAACTGTGAAAGGACACAGCCTACGCTCTGTTGAAATTTCTCCTACAAGTGGAACACAAAGTAAAGATGCATTTTTAATGCAAGGTGATTCAACTGTAGAAGATTTGACAATTAAAGATTTCTTTTATAATTCTGGTGCTAACGAAGGTTATGCATTTAAGTTTGCACCTAACTTTAGAGTTTACTTAAGATCACCTTATGTGAGAAATGTAACTGTGATTACACAAGGAACTACAACAAGCAATACTGACCCAAGAGGGTTTGCATCTGGAGATGCAGGCAGAGGTGCATATTTAGACGGAAGTATTGCAAATGCAGATTCTAAAGAAGCAGGAATGTTATTTCATTCTGTAACTTTTATTACTCCAGGTGTTACAGGATTAAAAGTAACAAATGGTTCTAGAGTTGAATGGTTAAATTGTTTCACATATTTCGCTGACAAAGGTATAGAAATAGTAGACGGATCAGCTGGACTCAAAGGTGATGGAAAAACAAAAATTAAATACAGTGGTTTGAGCGGATCAGCACCTAATCCAGGAAACGCAATTACATTATACGATGCAAACGGAACACAACTTGCTACTGCAACTATTGAATCTGTTGCTACAAATGAAGTAGTGATAGATGGAAAAGCTACTGGATTTATTAAACCTTCAAGTAGAAATAAAAAAACAGTAACAGCAGTTGGTAACGCACAAATTGTAACAAACAATCCTGTAAAATGGGGAACAGGAATTGCATTATTTGATGGAACAGGAGATAGATTTACTGTTACAACTCAAACAGATTTTGGCTTTGGAACTGGAGACTTTTCTGTAGAAGGTTACATATACCTATCAGATGATACTGGTACAGAAACTATGTTTGACTTTAGAGCAGGATCTGATACAGACTCAGCACCACACTTTTATTTTGTAGATAATAAACCAAAATTAGATTTTGGAACAACTTCTATTTTAGCACCAAATGTTACACTAGTGAACACTACATTCTATCATTTAATGATTACCAGAGTAGGAACAAATGTTAGATTGTTTATTGACGGAGCATTACAAGGAACATCAACAAGCAACACAACAGATTTAGGAACTACAAAACCTATGACAATAGGTTCGAAGTATGATGGTTCTTCAAGTAATCTTACAGGAAGAATAGACGATGTTAGAGTAAGAAAAGGTACAGGAGAAAGCAGTGCATTTTCGGCTCCATCTGCGGCCACAGTGGTAGATCAATATACTGTTTTAAAATTAAACTTTGATGGCGACAATGGTTCACAGGTAATTACTGATGATGATACATTTATTCAAGATATAAGATTTACCGGAGGTTCAACAGCAACAGCATTGACTTTAATAGATCATACAGACTTTGGTGGAGAAATAAGATCTATAGCAAGTGCTTGTGTTTATGGAAATTACGGATTGTATGGTGATGGTTCGGGTGTAACAATGTATGCAATCGGAATGAATCTTGCATACATAGGTGTTGGTAAAGATGTAACAAATGACACTACTCAAGTCATTCAAGCAAACGAAGTCACAACTCTTAACGGTGCAAACATTTATTTCAGTACAGTTGATCATAAAGGTGATTTTAGAGTTGGTGACCTATTTAGAGTTAATCAAACAACAGGTGAAGTTACATTTACAAATGCAGAATTTTTATTTAATAATAACCAGGGTATAACATTTACTGACGGAGTAAACACTACCATCATTGACGGCACAAAAGTTGAATCAGGTGCAATAAGAATAAGTGGTAATACTATTTCTAGCACAAGTGGAAATATCAATTTGAATAGTTCAGGCGGAACTATTAACTTATTAGACAATGTAAATGTTACAGGTAATTTAGATGTTACTGGAAATGTAAGTGTAGGGGGAAATATTACATTAGGTGATGAAAATACTGACACTATAAATATTCAGGCACAAATTGCAAGTGATATAATTCCAAGTGTAGATAACACTTATAAATTAGGAACAACAAATTTAGCTTGGTCAGAATTAAATGTAGGTAAAGTAGTTGTAGATGATATTACAATAGACAATGATACTATTCAATCGACAGGCAGTGACGGAAACATAAATTTTGTACCAAACGGCGCTGGAAAAATTGTAATTGATAATTTAAGATTTGATTCAAATATAATTTCTAATCCAGCTGGTGATATTGTATTAGATCCTAGCAGTGAATCTGTACAGGTTAACAGTACAGGCGCATTGGTTTTACCAAAAGGAACAACAGCACAAAGACCTGGATCAGCAGTAACAGGAATGTTAAGATACAACACTGATACAAATGTTTTTGAAGCATATGACGGACAGTGGTCAACGCTAGGCGGTGTTTATGATGCTGATAGAGATACTTATATTACAGCAGAAAATACTCCAGGTGCAGACGATGATAAAATACGTTTTTATGCAGGCGGAAGTGAAGTCGCAAGTGTAACAGCTAATAGATTTGACATCAAGAAGCTAGAAGTTGACGATATATCAGTATCAGGAAGCACTTTACAAACAATTACAACTAACCAAGATTTAACATTACAAGCAAATGGCGGTGGTCTAGTATCCATTGAAAACTTTAGTTTTAATGGAAATCAGATAACTAATACTGTAAATGGTGCAGTTACCACCCTAAAACAAACTGGTACAGGTTACTTTAAAGTACAAGGCACCGGCGGTTTTGTCATACCCGTTGGTAATAACGCAAACAGACATCCTAGTCCAGAAACTGGCATGATGCGTTATAACACAGTAGAAGATAGGGTTGAAATTTATGACATTGCAGGCAACTGGGTTTCAGTTGCAGGTTCAACAGGTGCTGTAACATTTAACGATGCAGAGGAAATTGCAATCAAACTTGCATTACTTTTATAGGAATAAGATATGGCGACAAATTTTAAAAACGTAGTAACAAAAGAAATAGGAACGCAGAGGGTAGCTGTTTATACAACACCAGCCGCGACAAGTACAACTATAATAGGAATGAACATTGCGAATCTTACAGACGGAATGGTAAACTGTAGTATAGAAATAGGTGACGAAGCTAGTAACATAGGATTTTTAGTTAAAGATATGGCAATAGCTCCTAACACAGCAATGAAGCCAATAGGCAAAGGCGAAAAAATTGTGTTAGATGCGACAAACGTTTTATATATAACTGCTGATCAAACAGCATCATTAGATGCTATAATCAGCATAGTGGAGATAGTATAATGGCTGATACATTTTTAGGTCAAAGCATTACAGACATGGTCAATCAGACAGATGCAAGATACTTTTATGGATTGCGTAGAACTGATGACGGCGAGTTGTTTTTTGCAAAAATTGATCAACTAAAGAGCGGAGAATCCATTGCCTTAAATGCAGAAGGAGATCCCTCAAATAATTATGAAGATTTTGAAATGGGAGAAAATTTCTATGAAGGTAGAAATGTAAACCATGAAAAGGTATACGAAAATTTAAATTATGAACAATTTAAATGGGATAACAGAAGTTTAATGTACTACATAGATGATAGTGGAAACTTGGTGGTAAGAATAAACGAAGGATATACGTATCCTACAGGAGTATAATAAATACATATAAGGTGCTAAAAAATGTCAGAATTTAAGTTAAGCAGAATTAGATTTAATTGGAAAAGTAGCTGGAGCGGTGGAACAGACTACGTTGTAGATGATATGATCGAATACAACGGATTTACTTACGTTGCACTGAGAACACATACTTCAGCAGATTTTTATAATGATTTAGCAGGTACAGATGTTACACCTGCAAAACCTAAATGGAAAAAACAATCAGAAGGTAAAAGCTGGAAGAATGTTTGGACTGTAAGCACTTTTTATTCAATAGGAAATTTAGTAAAATACGGTGCATCTGTATACGAATGTACAGAAGCACATACTTCTTCTGCAACTTTTTCTTCTGCCACTGACGGTTTGATTGCTGACATTAATAAATGGACTTTGGTAGCTGTATCTTCAGCAGATTGGAAATACAACTGGACAATAAACACCTTATACAGAATAAATGATCTTGTAAGATATAATGGTAAAGTTTACAAATGTACTGCACAGCACGTATCGGCGGCAACAATATTATTAGGACTGGAAGCAGACCAAAGTAAATGGACAGTGCTTTCTGACTCTGATACTTGGAGAGGCACTTGGGCAATTGGCACAAGATATAAAGTAAATGACATCGCAAGATATGGTGGCATTGTTTACAAATGTGTAATTGGTCATACATCAGCAGATAATATTACATTAGGTTTAGAAGAAGATCAATCTAAATGGGAAATACAAAGTGAAGGTATCGAATATGTTACTAAAACTGATAGTGAATCAGGTGAAATTTCAGGTGCTTGGCAGGCAGATTATAGATATAAGAAAAATGATGTAGTTAAAAGAGGTGGAAATCTTGTCAAAGCAGTTAGCGGACATACTTCGGGAACAGGAGATGCGGCATTTAAAACTGATTTTGATGCAGGAAAATGGGCAACATATCTTCCAGGAACAGAATACGAAAATGTTTGGTCAGAAAATATTTACTACCAGCCAGGAGATTTAGTTCTATATGGTGGATATATTTACAAATCTTTAACATACAACGTTGGATATAAACCATCACAGTGGCCTACAGATTGGAACGTAACCTTTGAAGGATACAAATTTAGAAATGATTGGAACAATCAAGGTTCAGCTGATAGTTCTGCAATAATAGATTATAGAACAGGTGACTTTGTAAGATTGCAAGGAAATCTTTATATCGCTATTCAAGATAGCACAAATTTACAACCAGACCAGTGGCCTACTTATTGGGAAAAAGTAATTGATGGTAGAAACCACAGAGATTACTGGGAAGACAATCAAGAATACTATGCAGGCGATATTGTATCATGGCAAGGATCTGCGTATGTTTGTTTGAAATATCATAGATCAACAGAATCTGATTCAAGACCAGATCTTGATGTAGAACAACCAGACCAAAATTACTGGAAGTACATGATAATAGGTACAAGGACCAACAAACTTGCAAGAAAAGGTGATTTAAAAACTTTTGAAGATCAAGATTCTACAGCAGTTGATACACAAAGACTTGCTATAGGGTCTACTGGACAAGCATTGAGAGTTACCTCAGGATTACCTTCTTGGGACACTATTGACTTACAAAGAAAACTTTACTACGTAGCAACAAACGGTGTTGACAGTGCAGACCAAGGTGGAACACTTAACGCTCCATTTAGAACTGTGAGATTTGCATGTAACTATCTGTTAGCTGATGAAAATAATAGGGTAGGCATAGGTGCAAAGATTTTTGTTTTAGCAGGAGATTATGCAGAAATACTTCCTATAAGTTTACCAGCAAACGTGGTTGTTGAAGGCTCTGAACTAAGATCAACACAGATTAGACCTGCTATAGACGGTCAGGATTTTGTCAAAGGTGAAACAACTGTTGCTAATCCAAATCCAGATAATTTAATTATTCCTACTAACAATGCCAATTCAAATATGTTTTACGTTAGAAACGGTTGCGGAATAAGAAATTGTACATTGAAAGGACTTACAGGTACACTTGGTACCGCTAACGCATATGGTACAAAAAGACCATCAGGTGGTGCTTTCGTATCATTGGATCCAGGAACAGGCACATCGGATACTAGTGTTTGGATTGCAACCGCAGGAAAAATGCAATACACTCCAACAGGAGGAACCTATGATCCGACAACAGGAGTAATGACACTTACAATACCTACTCAAGCGTACACTCCAACTACTGGAACAACATATGATCCAGCTACAGGAATAATGAAATTAGAGTTCGGAACAATTCACGGATTAGCAGTAGGTGAAGAAATAACATTTGATAATAACAGTTTAACGTTTACTTGTGCAAAAGATAATTTTGATACAAACCACACATATCCAAGAGTAACAGATCCTGCTTACGGTGAGAAGCGTAAAATTATGGCAGTGACTCCAACAAGTATTACGGTAAATGTAGGTATCAATCCAGACGGAGTATATGAACATAGATTTGTAAGTTCAAGTAATGATTCAATTAATTGGGCTCACAACATTGCTATTGGACAATCAGTGTCTATTGATGCTGGAAGTTTAGTATGGACATGTGCAATGGACAGTCATCAAACTGATCATCCTTATCCAAGAACTACAGATCCTTATTACAATAAGAAAATTCTTATTACAGGAACTACAGCTAACTCTATCACAATGAACGTAGGTATAAGCTCTAATACGACTGCACATTTATTCAAGAGTGCGGCGGCAGGTGCTGTAAATATGGAAAGAATACAAGCAGGTAAATCTCCTTATATACAGGGTGTTACAACAATAGGTGATAACTGTGTAGGTATGAAAATTGACGGAGCCTTACACGGCGGCGGAAATAGATCAATTGTTGCTAACGATTTTACACAGGTATTAAGTGACGGTATAGGTTACTGGGCAACTAATTTAGGACGTTCAGAACTTGTTTCAGTGTTTACCTATTATGCACACATAGGTTATCTTGCAGAAAACGGTGGAATACTTAGAGCTACAAACGGAAACAATTCATATGGAGATTTTGGATCAGTAGCTGAAGGTTTTGATACAAATGAAACTCCTCAAACTGTAACTGTAAACAATAGAACAGGTGAAGCAGGAGTAGAAGATCTTATTGTAGGAAATACAAATGTTTTAGCATTAGCGTATAATAACAACGGGCAAAATTATACATCAGTTACACCAAGTGTCACACAAGCTAATGGTACTGGTTTAGATATGAGATGGAAAGAAACAAGAAACGGTGCTATTGATAAAATTACACTTGATCTTCCACCAAATGATGCAAGTACAAATATAGGTGGTAGAGGTTACAAATTTGCGGCAAACAATGCACAGGGTGGAGATACAGACCAAATTACTTTAGCGGCATCAGAAGCAAGAACAGCCGCTCAGCTAAATGGTATGAGGATCATTCTCAAAGGAGGAGTAGGATCCGGACAATACGGATATATTTGGAACTATGATCCTGCCTCAAAAACTGCAACAATTTACAGAGAAAGTGATGGACAGCCTGGTTGGGATAATATTGTTCCTGGTAAAGTTTCTGCTACGGTCCTTAATGCAACAACAGAATATGAATATGAACCAAGAGTAAGTTTTTCAGATCCACCATACGCACAAACAAATAATAGTGTGGCGGCAGGTGCACACGATATAGGCTATTCAGATTCATTAGGAATGTTTTATTATGCAATTACAGGGACAGCTACTTGGTATGTTTCTACAGACGGCTCGCTTTGGACTGAAAGACCAACAACAACATCTTTGGGAAGTAGACAATGGAAAGCATTTAGTAAAAAAGGTTCTCTCATAGTTGGTGTTGCAAATAATGACACAACCATGGGATTCTCCAATGATGGTATTACATGGGATACATCAATCCTACCTGGAGCACATCAATTTACAAGAGCCCAGTTAGGTGGATCAGACGGGAACACTTTAATTGTTTGTGCTGATAACTCTACAAACTTATACAAAGCTACACTTACAACAGACGGAACTTCAACTATTGTTCCATCTACATGGGAAACAAAAACAGCGGCAACTAATGATAACGTTGGACTTGCATACGGAGCCGGTAAATGGATTGCAATAGGTAAAACAGGTACTACATCTATATCAACAGATGGCGGAGCTACTTGGTCTTCTGGAAGTGCAGTAACACTAGATGGTACAGAGGAATACAGTGATTTAGTGTTTGGAAACAACTGTTGGGTTGCTTCTTTAAATAATGCTGATAGAATAATTTACAGTGCAGATGGTTCAACTTGGTACGATTCAGGATTAGTTGGTGACTCAGGTAGAGAAGATTGGAAAGTTGCATATACACAGGGTGTATTTTTAGCTGTTAGTTCAACAGGCACAACATTACAATCCAATAACGGATATGTTTGGAAAATAAAAGGCACAAGTGGAAATCTTACACAGATAGTTGGTGGATTAAAGAATGACTTACCAGCTTTTGTAGGTATGAATCAAACTAATACAGGAAATATTATTACAACAGGTTGTAAACCAATTGGTAGAGTTGAAATTGCAAATGGAAAGATAGATAAATTCAAACTTTATGATCCGGGTAGCGGATATTCAGTAGCACCAACTATAACAATATACGATCCAGAAGAATATGGCGAGCCATATTTCACAGCTTCAATCAAAAATAAAGTTTTACCACAACCACATTTTTATAACAGAGGTACAGGATATCAAAGTGCTTTGATAACACTTTCAGGTGATGGTTTTGCAGAAGAATTACAGATTGGTAATACTATGAAAATTGAAGGCGCAAGTTCAGTGCCTGGACCAGGTGCTAACTTTAGAATTGCTGGACAAGATACAACAATTTATAGAGTTGTAAAAGTTACTGCAAGTAGTGGCTCAAGTCCTAATATTTCACTTACTTTCCAAGTATCTCCAGTAATAACAAGAGCTACTGCTCCTGCACACGGAACATCAGCTACTTTGAGAGAAAGATATAGTCAAGTAAGACTTACAGGACATGACTTCCTTGATATTGGTACAGGTAACTTTGCAAATACAAACTATCCAGGACTTTACGTATTTGGACAAAATCTTGCAAATGAAACAGAACAAGCAAATGAAGTTGTTGAGTCAAATGGTGGTAGAGTATTCTACACATCAACTGACCAAGACGGTAACTATAGAGTCGGTGAACTGTTCAAAGTTAGCCAAGCACAAGGCGGAGTGACCTTAAGTGCAGACTTCTTTGATCTTACTGGATTAAGTGAATTAAGATTAGGTGGAATCAGTTTAGGTGGATCACAAGCAACAATTAGAGAATTTTCAACAGAAAACACGTTTGTTGCGTCATCAAACAGTATTGTACCTACACAAAGAGCACTGAAATCATACATTGAAAACAGATTTACAGGTGGTGGTGCTAACCTGTTTACAAACGAATTGACCGCTGGACAAATCAGAATGGGTGGAAGAACTATGTCAAACACAGCTGGATCTAATGTTCCAGATGCAATGGCAAGTGTAGGACCACTATTCACAGTAAACGGTCCACTAGGGGGCGGACTACAGGCTTTAAACATGTTCTTAGCAGGTAGAACTGATAGAGACGAGTTTAATGGATAAAGATAAATATGTTTAATACCAAGAACGGAGCAAAAAATGGCAGAATTTAAACTAGGTAGAATAAGGTTTATATGGAAAGATAACTGGACGGCTTCAACTGCTTATCTAAAAGATGACGTAATTAGATACGGCGGAAGAACTTATGTTTGTGTTACTGGACATACATCCACTACAAATTTCTACGATGACGTATCAAACTGGAATAACTTTAGTGATGGTACACAATGGAAAGCTGACTGGTCACAGTCAACTTTTTACAAAGTAAATGACATTGTAAGATACGGTGGTATCATTTACATTTGTAGAACTGGACATACAGCACAAGCAACACTAGAAGCTGATCAATCAAAATGGGATCAGTTTGCTACATCAATTGACTGGAAAGACAACTGGGTAGCAGGAACAGTTTATAAAGCAAACGACTTGGTAAAATATGGTGGAAACATTTACATTTGTAACACTGGTCATACTGCCGCGGCCACTAATGCACTTGGACTTGAAGCTGATATTTTAAAATGGGACCTATTCTCCGAAGGTCAAGACTGGAAAACTAACTGGGCTATCAATACAAGATACAAAGTTAATGATATTGTAAAATATGGTGGTACTCTTTATCTTTGTAATACCGGACACACATCAAATGCCACAGCGGCAAATGGTTTAGAAGCAGATCAAGCCAAATGGGATTATTTTAACAAAGGCATTGAATACTTAGGTGAATGGGTAAACAGCTACAGATATAAAGTAAATGATGTAGTAATGTATGGTGCAACACTTTGGATTTGTACTACACACCATACTTCGGTTGCAACAAATCCAGACTCACAATTAGGAACACTACAAGCTGATATTACTAAATGGGATAAATTTGTTCCTGGTTTAGAATTTGAAAATACTTGGCAAGGTGATGAAAGATATCAACCAGGTGACTTTGTAACTTATGGTGGTAACCAATATGTAGCGAATGTAAATGTATATGGTGAAGTTCCTGCATCAAGTTCAAAATGGGATCTTGTTACTTCTGGATTTAATTTAAGAGGTGACTGGGGAGCAGACTCAACAAACCAAGAATATAGAATTGGTGATGTTGTAAGACTAGGTGGTTACACTTATGTTGCAACAGCCAACAGTACAGGACAGCGTCCTCCAAACACAACTTATTGGGGAAGATTAAATCAAGGTATTGAATGGAAAGACACTTGGACAACTGCAACACTTTATGATGCAGGTGATGCCGTTCGTTATGGTTTAATCAGTTATATTTGTGTGTTAGCACACACTTCAGACACAGCAAAAAGACCAGATAATGATACTTCTGGCACTTATTGGAAAAACTTGGCATCAGGTGCTGAGGAAAGTTCAATTACTACACAGGGTGATTTACTTTATTATGGTGGATCAGGTCCAACTAGATTACCAATTGGTAAAGAAGGTCAAGTATTAAGCGTAAGTGCAGGCGGTTTACCAGAATGGAAAGACTTTGGTTCAACACCAGATGTATACTACGTTGGTACTAACGGAGCCGATAATCCGTATCCAACAAACGGTGCAACATTAGACCGTCCTTGGAAAACCATTAGAGCGGCTTGTGAAGCAATTGAGGCCGGAGCAAGAAATCCTAATGCTGGTTACTTGTTAAAAGTGAACAGAAGATTTATTGCATATGAAACAGCCAAATGGGCAAAATATCAAATTATTTCACAAACAGCGCCATTCTTTATTGGATTTAGTTTTAATGAAGCCAAGTTTGAAAGACTAGCGGCATTTGCCATTGATGCATTAATTATTGATCTTGCAAAAGGTGGAAATAGAGAAACACGTAGAGTTGCTCAAGCGATGAAAGACAATGTAAGTGGTGATTATTTTGACACAGGATCTGAAACACAGAACGTTGCGGCACTAAATTTTGTAATTAGCATTGCAACAGATGTTATTAATAGTGCAACACCGTCAGCAGATTATCAAGCACTTGACAGTGTTCCTTCTGCAGATAGATACTTACAAATCAAAGATGCGACTAATTACCCAGCAGAATCAGGTGCAGTAGCAGAAATAACAGCTAACATGGTATTAATTACATCAGCTGTTTCACTTGGTGCAGGTTATACTATTCCAGCAGAAGTATTCAAACATACTGTTATTTTTGTAAAAACAGGTGAATACAAAGAGGTTCTTCCTATTAGAGTTCCAGAAAGATGTGCGATACAAGGTGACGAACTACGTTCAACAAAAGTTCTACCAGCAGGTCAGCAAACACAATCAACTGATACAACATATTCACTTGCTGGAATATTACATATGAAATCAATAATTGATAACATTGTTGAGGGTGCTTCAGTAACAGCACAGACAGGAAATGCGTTATCTCAAAATGTTTCAAAACCTCTTAGTACATCAGCAGTAGGTGATATACTTGAAGAACTATGTCAACAACTACACGATAAAATTAACTTTGAAATAAACGGTGCTTCTGGAGATTCAACAGCACCAACTTTTAGTGGAAACAATACACGAGTTGATGATTTAGATAAAATGTCAGCTATTAGATTATTAGAACTAAACAAAGATTTTATTGCTAGAGATGTAACGAAATATATCACTGTAAATTATCCTTCATATAGTTTTGACTCTACGGCTTGCGAAAGAGATGTAAGAGCCTATATCAATGGATTTATTTATGATTTAATATATACAGGAAATTATCAAACATTAATGAATGGTATGTACTATTCTAACTCTGCTAGATCAGGAGGTTCAATTCTTGAGAACATGTTCTTGTTTAGAGATGCAACAGGTTTAAGAAATATGACTGTTAGTGGCTTAACTGGTACATTAGGATCTGCAAACGCATATGGAACCAAACGTCCAACAGCAGGTGCGTATGCATCACTAGATCCAGGATGGGGACCAGACGATGATAGAACATGGATCAAAACAAGATCTCCATATGTACAAGGTGTTACAACATTTGGTACAGCATGTATTGGTATGAAGGTTGATGGTAACCTACACAATGGCGGTAATGATTCGATCGTTGCTAATGACTTTACGCAGGTTTTAAGTGATGGTATTGGTGCATGGGTTACAAACTTAGGTAGAGCAGAACTTGTTTCTGTGTTCTCATACTACGGACACATTGGATATCTTGCAGAAAATGGTGGTAAGATTAGAGGTACTAATGGTAACTGTTCATACGGTGACAAAGGTGCTGTATCAGAATTTATAGATGTTACAGAAGTACCAATTACAGGTGGAGTTGATAACAGAAAACTAGAAGCACAAATTGGTAGAGCATTAACAGACGGTAGTGCAATTATACACTTCGAATACACTAATGCTGGAAACGCCTACTCAAGTTCATCTTACACTATAACTGGTAACGGTTACGGAGCCGCGATTGCTAATGGAAATTATGCAAACAAAGGTATTTTTGAAATTAGATTAAGAAATCCAGATGATGGATCTACTTATAATGTAAATGACGTTGATCAGGATGGATCTCTTAATGATCCAGATACAGTTGGTGGTAGAGGTTACGTATCAAGTGAAAATACTGCACAGGGCGGTAACGCAAGTAGTATTACACTTTCAAACACTGAAACTGCAAACAGCACAAAATATGTTGGTATGAGAATTGTTATTACAGCTGGTACAGGCGCAGGACAATATGGACAAATTACTGCATATAATCCTGGAACAAAAGTAGCCAGCGTTGCTAAAGAATCAGACAACACTGCCGGGTGGAATACATGGCACCATTCAAACGGTATTGCGGCAACACTTGATGCTACTACACAATATTCAATTGAACCAAGAGTTATATTCTCAGGCGGAGGTGGAACTGGTGCAGTTGCTAGAGCCAAAGTTGCTTCAGGAAGAATAACACAATTCTTTATAATTGATCCTGGTTCTGGATATACTTCAACACCAACAATGACAATAGTTGATCCAAATGAAACTATTGAAGCTCCTTTCCAAATTAGAATAGGAGACGGTGTATTAAAACAACCTACATGGACAAATAGAGGAACTGATTTTGAAACAGCAGGCGGAACAGTAAGCGGTAACGGATATGGAGATATTTTCCAATCAGTTAACTTCTTAAATGCTTATGGATTGACAGACATACCAGAACCTGGAGCAAACTTAGAAATTGCAGGTGATGATAGGTTCTTCAAAGTTGTTTTTGTTAGAGAGCTGACAGGTAGTGCAGGAAATTATGCGGCAAACTTGCAAGTTTCACCTAACTTAGGAATTGAAAAAGCTCCAATACACGGTGCTAACTTAACTATCAGAAAGAGATTCAGTCAAGTTAGATTAACAGGACATGATTTCTTAGATATTGGTACAGGTAACTTTGCAAGTACAAACTATCCAGGAACTCCTTCAGTACCAGCAGACGCAAACGATGAAGTAACAGAATCCGGTGGAGGTAGAATATTCTACACATCAACTGACCAAGATGGTAACTTTAGAGTTGGTAGATTGTTTAACGTTGAACAATCAACTGGATCAGCGAGCTTGAATACAAGTGCATTTAGCCTAGCAGGACTACAAGAGTTGACACTAGGTGCAGTTGGACTTGGTCAAGGTGGAGCAACTATTAATGAATTTAGTACAGACGGTACGTTTAGTGCAAATTCAGATAATGTTGTTCCGACACAGGCGGCGATAATTACTTACATCAATTCACAAATTGGTGGAGGTTCAAGCAGTCTAAACGTTAACGCAGTAACAGCCGGTAAGATTAACATTACTGGTAATACAATTGGTACAACTGACAATAGTCCGATTACAGTTACTACGGGAATGAACTTTAATGGAGGTGTAGCAGGATCCCCAGTTGCATTCTCGTATTTTGTGAAGTAAAAACAATATGGATAAATATAACTATAGGAGTGAAAAATGGCGTCAGGAATATTAGGATCAACAGATCTTTCTGCAAACAGCGATACCAGTGTGTACACAGTTCCTTCGGACACTTACAGTGTTGTAACGGTTTCTATTTGTAACAGACATAGTACTAATACAGCCAATGTAAGGGTTGCGGTTGCAACAAGTGGCTCACCAGGTGCTTCGGACTACCTCGAATACGATGTAGCAGTAGGACCAAACGGTGTTTTAGAGAGAACAGGTATTGTCGCTCAGGCGGCGAGGCAGGTAATTGTTAGATCGGACCAGGCAAGCGTAACAGCGATTGTCATGGGTATCGAGACAGCAGTACCGGCATAATAAAAAAGGATAGAAAAAAATGGGAAGAAGAATTACAGTAGGTTCACCAGGTTTAACTATACCTTATGGGACAACAGCACAAAGGATTGCTGGAGCAGGTGATGGAGCACTTAGATACAACACAACATTGAACGTGTTGGAACTTTACAGTGTCAGCCAAAGTGCCTGGTTACCAGTTGGTACTTTAAGTGCTAAGACAGTAACTACAACATATTCAGCAAACTCAGGAGAGCAGTTGTTCGTGGATACAAATGGAGGAGGTTTCACTATCACACTTCCTGGTAGCCCGGCTACAGGTGATGTGATAAGATTTTACGATTTACGTAAAACTTTTGATAGTAATAACTTAACCATTGCTAGAAACGGAAGACTAATCCAAGGCGATGCGGCGAATATGACTGTTAACTCAGAAGGCGCGGCGTTTGATTTGGTATATTCAGGTAATAGCTACGGTTGGCGTATCTTTACTGTATAAAATTGTTGGAGAAGGAACCAAATGGCATCATATTCAAGTTATAAAAAAGTAACAACTGACCGTGTTCCAGACGGTGTGATTACTGCGGCAAAGCTGGCTCCAGGAGCAGGTTCTTGTAGACGTGTACAATGGATCTACAATGAGCGTGGTATGAGATGCCACGATTGTGCAAGACAATCAGGTTGTTGTGAACAAGCTAATGGTAAATGCTGTTACTGGT